GCCGTTACCAAGGCACTGGAACAGCGGGATGCTGTGAAAGAGGAAACGCCTAAAGTCCTTGAGGCTCTCGCAAGCCTTACCAACATCCTAAAATCTTAACGGAAGGATTTTCCAAATGGAAAACGAAGTAAAAACAGCCGTTGAAGCGATGGCAGGTGCCTTTGAAGAATTCAAAAAGGTAAATGACACTCGCTTGGCTGAAATCGAAGCCAAAGGCACAGCCGATCCAATGACTGAGCAAAAACTTGCAAAGATCGAAGCTGATCTGGACAAGTTCGAGAACATCAACCAAGCCATTACCCAACAGCAAAAACACGCTGAAGGTTTTGAAGCAAAGTTGAATGACATCGAAACAATGCTCAAGCGTCCAGCCAATGCAATGGAAGCTAAAGAAGTCGATTTGTCTTTGAAGGCATGGGACAGCTTTATGCGCAAAGGTCAGGACAACATGGCTCCAGAAGAGGTGAAAGCCTTGACTGTTGGCACTGCTGCCACTGCTGGTAACTTGGCCCCTGCTGAGTACGTCAATGAGCTTATCAAGGTGATTTCTGAAATCTCCCCAGTTCGCTCTGTTGCCCGTGTTCGTCAGACATCCAACAAAGAAATTGAAGTTCCAAGCAAAACAGCGACATTCGCTGCCGCATGGACTGCTGAAGGCGGTTCTCGCACAGAGACCACTGGCTACACAACTTCTTTGAACACCATCCCAACCCATGAGCTTTATGCTTTGGTTGATATTTCTGGTGCATTGCTTGAAGACAGCGTGTTTGATCTGGAAGCTGAAATGAACACTGAATTTGCAGAGCAATTTGCAAAAGCCGAAGGCGCAGCGTTCTTGACAGGTAACGGCACAAACAAACCAACAGGTATCCTGGACGGCACAACAGTCGCTTCAACAACTGCTGCTGCTGCTGCTGCAATCGCAACAGATGACCTGATGGACTTGGTGCATGGCCTTCAATCTGAGTATGCCCGCAACGCAGCATTTATGCTGAACCGGACAACTCTTGGTGAAATCCGCAAGCTGAAAGATACTGCTGGTCAGTACATCTTCCAGACTGGTTTCTCCGGTCAATCTGGCCTCCCAAATACCATTTTGGGCCACGCCTATGTTGAAGCTGTAGACATGGCTGACATCGCTGCCGCTGCTAAACCAGTGGTATTCGGTGACTATCGCCGTGGTTACATGATCGTTGATCGTGTGGCACTCTCAGTTCTGCGTGACCCCTATTCACAAGCATCCACAGGCAACGTGCGTTACATCGCTCGCCGCCGCGTAGGTGGTGAAGTGGTATTGGCTGAAGCCATGCGCGCACTGACAATGGCTGCATCCTAAGCAACCAAGGGGAGGGCTTAACGGCCTTCCCCATTCCTTTCTTGGAGATTTGATATGAAGATTATGATGGTTAAAAGCGCCGCTGGGATCAACCGGGAGGATGGTGCATCCACCAAACGCTTTATGGCTGGTGAAGAATATACAGCGACAAAGGCTTGGGAAAAGAAAGTCCTTCAGGGTTTTGTTAAATCAGGACTTGCGAACGAAATTGGTGGAAATGCTGCGGTTCCTGAGACCAAGGCAAAGAAAGCTGCGCCCAAAAAGAGCGCCAAAAAGTCCTAATAAATTAAAACGGAGATAGGCTAATGAGTGGTTTGAAGATTGTTACCGGGCCAGCCGTAACGCCTGTCAGCCGGACAGAGGCGCGTAATCACTTGCGCCTTGATGACGATGTGGATGACAGCCAAGTTCGCTCCTATATCCAGTCTGCAACAAATTATGTCGAAAATTACACTGGGCGATTTTTAATAAGTCGCACTTGCCAGATGATGCTGGATGGTCGCCTCAATGTAGAGGAACAGATTTATAATGGATATAGAACAGGTCATTCAAGTATTCCCTATGTCGGTCACATTGAGATAGCTGCAAATCCGGTGATCTCTGTGGAAAGCATAAAATATTATGCTGACGATGATACAGAATACACATGGGCGGCATCTAATTATTACGTCGATACATTTTCTGAGCCAGCAAAGATCGTTTTGAGGGATGGCGGAACATATCCCAGCGACATGAGGGCCGCCAATGGATTGGCAATCAACTTCACTGCGGGATATGGTGCAAATCCTAGCAGCATTCCCGAAGATATTAGGGTCTCAATCCTTCAATATATGACCTTTTTGTATGAGCATCGTGGTGATTTCGAGCGCTTTCCGCCGCCGAAACCCCCGTTGGTTCTCAGCTCTCTATTAAATCCGTATAGGATTTTGAGATTTGGCGCTCACCCATATGGTGCAATTCGCATGACAGGGATCGGCTGATGGCTGTTGGTGCAATGAGATTTAGAATTCAGCTTCAATCCAAGGCTGAAACAAGTGATGGTGGCGGCGGCGCAACTATCGCATGGACTAAAATTGCAGATATGTATGCAGACATAAAGCCCCAGAGCGCCAAGGAGAGCGCTTTTGGGCGCGATAACCAGCTCAGGCAGGTTACACGGCATAAAATAACAACACGTTATCGCAGGGGCGTTATGGCGGCTGACCGGATAATTTATAATTACATTGAAGACGGGGTGTCTGGCACTCGCACATTCAATATTCGTGGCGTTTTGAACATAGACAATCGCTCAAAGTATATTGAATTTGATTGTGAGGAGGGTGTTCCAACATGACCATAAGAGCGGCCACCAAAAGAATATCAAAGAGCCGAAATGTTTTGGCTAAATACGACAAGCATTTGAAGCAAATCATCGCTTCTGGTGGCCAGATGGTGATGAATGAAGCCAAGCAATCCATACAGCAACATGGATCATCTGGTGTTACTTATGGGAACCACACTGCATCCGCCCCCGGCGCTCCGCCTAATACTGACACAGGCTATCTGGCAAACAATATTTACCTTGTGATTGACCAAGATGGCAGGGGGGCAGAGGTTGAAAGTCGCGCTGAGTATTCGGAGGCTCTGGAGTTTGGCACTCGCAATATGTTGGCCCGTCCGTTCTTACAGCCAGCACTCGAAAGCAAACGGGCAAAAATACGCTCTATGTTTGCAAAATTAAAAGCTAGAGGTGTCTGATGTCATTGCACTCATGGGAACTTCAAAAGGCTATATTTTCCACACTTGATGGCAATGTTACTGGGGTAAACGCTGCCACAGTGAGTATTTTTGATGACCCTCCACAGAATTCAACATATCCATATGTGTTGATTGGAGAGGAAACCACAGCCAACAGTGGCACCAAAACCAAGGACGCTGTTGAGCACACAATAACTATCCATGTGTGGTCGCAATATCGCGGCAAGCGTGAGATCAAAGAAATTATGGAGAGTGTATATGAAAACCTCCACAATACTGATATAACTGTATCAGGTGCATCGCTAGTGAACTGCCGACAAGAGTTCAGCACAACACTAGCAGAAAATGATGGCATAACACGGCACGGGGTAATGAGGTTCCGCGCCGTTGTGTTTGATAACTAAGGAGTGATAACATGGCGGCTCAAAAAGGCTCTGCCCTGCTTTTAAAAATTGGTGCGGCTGCGGATGGCGCTGCATCTGCGGATACTTACACAACAGTCGGTGGCTTGCGTTCAACATCAATCACGATGAACCAAGAGACTGTAGATATTACCAACAAGGACAGCGCAAATGCGCGTGAGCTGTTAGCTGATGGAGGCGTTGAAAGCGTTTCCGTTTCTGGTTCTGGCGTATTTACTGATGCGGCTTCTGAAGCAACACTGCGCACGGCATTTGGTGGCGCTGATATTCCAAACTTTGAGGTAATTATTCCTGATTTCGGTACATATCAGGGCAAGTTCCACATCGCCTCTTTGGAATATGGCGGCGAATATAATGGTGAAGTAACCTACTCTGTAACTCTTGAGAGTTCTGGATCGGTTGCATTTACCTCTGCATAAGGAATTTATGAATGGCTTGGATTAATGCGACTGTCGAATTTGATGGTGTTTCGTATTTAAGCCATCGTAGGGGCGTCATTTTTGTGGTGCCTTGTTCCTCTGGCCTTGAGGTTGGTGACAGCTTCAAGGCCGATGGCTCTCAATTTGAGGTGCTTAAAGCTGTTGATTTACATGGTCGCGGCGAAGTTTTTGTAATGGATGTAAAGGAAGTCAAGGATGACAAACCCAAAGCGCGGCGAA